TTCATGTTTTTCCATGTCTGGGCGCACGATCAGGCAGTCTTGCAGGGCTTGGAGGCTCATTTTTTGGTCTTCATTGTGGGTTTTTTGGCAGCTTCACGCTTGACGGAGTAGGCGATTGCCACGGCCTGTTTTACGGGTTTACCCGCAGACACTTCGGCCTTGACATTCTTGCGAAACGCTTCTTTTGAGGGTGACTTGACGAGTGGCATCACTTGGCCTTTTTGGCAGGTTTAGCGGTTTTGGCCGACTCTTTGAAGTCTTTGGCCGTGGGTGCGCCAGCAGCGCCAGGTTTGCGCATCTTCTCGCCGCTGCCTGCGGCAATACGGGCGCGTTTGGCGTTGATGTTTGCGTAGAGTCCAGGTTTCGTAGCCATGATCAGCACTTCCATCGTTTGAGTGAGGCCTTGGCCCGTTCTGCTGGGCCTTTGGCGTTTTTGACAACCCCTTCCATGCGGGCACAGAACGAGTCTTTACGGCCTTGGTCGGCCTTGGTCTTGGGGTTCGGAGCCGGAGCCTTGAGGTTGGAGCCAGTCTCGCGGTTGTACTTGGCGCGGCCCTTTTCTGTCAAGCCTGCGCCCTTGGATACGGGCAGCTTCTCGCCACGACCGACAGAGAGTGAAACGCCTTTTTTCGTAGCCATTATGACCCCATCCAAGAAGTGAGGGCAGCGCCGTTTTGAGCGTTGCGCCGGGTGGTTGTTCGGTCATTGTACTCCCGATGTGCCACGGGATGTGCGAATGTCACAGCAATCGCATCGGCTGCATCAGGTGAGGCCAGTCCACGGGCTTTCATTTCCTTCTTGCCTTCCAAAAAGATGGTGCCTGCCGAGTTGGGCTTCTTCATCGGGCCGGTCAGATCGTTCTTGAGCAGCCTGTCCTGCGGGATGCTGGCGGTCTTGAGCCAGTCGCGCATCGCACCCCAGATCTCAGCCCGCTTGTTACCCCACATGGTCGGGTTCTTGGCCTTCCAGCCGAAGTTGACCCCACGCACTTTGTACTTCTGCTCGGTCAATCTGTCAAGGATGCCGTAGCCCAGACCACCCTCGTCGATCACGGTCAGTGCTGGCCGGTACTCCTCAATGGCGTCGATCACGTGACCCACCACGCTCATGGTGTCCTCGCCCTTGAACCGTTTGATCGCCACGATGTCACGCCCACGGCGCACAGCGATCACGGTGGAGTCCATGCCGCCACGGGCCGGGTCAACGCCCACGATGACGGGTGCGGTCATGTCCTTGTACTGTGGTCGCTTCATGGCGTCATCCACGCTGTGTGGTGCGATGAACTGGTCTTGGCCGGACTTGGGGAAATCCCCATAGACCTCGACCCGTGCCTCGTCGCTGTCCTCGCCGTACTCGTTGATGATCTGCTGGTAGATGCTCTTGTCGGTACCCTCAACTGTGCGGGCGTCGATCTTCTCGCTCTCCCAGAACTCCCGCTTGGACCCGTCCACAGCCTCGTAGAAGTACCCGGTGTTGCGACGACCGTTGCTGAACGCCAGCCAGTACCGGTCCAAGATGTTCTCGGTAAAGAACCCCGCAGCCACGGACCAGATGCTGTCGGGGATACCGCTGGCCTCGTCGAAGATCACCATCATGCCGTCCATGTTGTGGACACCGGCATAGGCGTCTGGGTTCTCCTCGCTCCACAGCTTGCCCTCGGCTCCCCAGTACCGGGTACCTTTGCGCAGGTCACGCTCGACCAGTTCAGTCAACCACTGCGCCGGGTTCAGGCTCGTAGCCGTGGGTTCCCACCAGTGCGCGTTCAGGCTCATGGTGACCCACTTGGTCAACTCACCCCACGTCACCTTACGCAACTGGTTCTCGCTGTTGGCCGACACGATGACGGAACTGCCGATCCGAGTGGACAGCATCCACAGGATCAGCCACGACACCAGGGCAGACTTACCCACGCCTCGGCCAGAGGACACAGCCCTGCGCAGCGCGTCGATCAACTGGTCGTTACTCAGCTTGCCCCGGTTCTCCTTGATGAAGTCCCGTATTCTGCGCAGTGCCCTACGCTGCCACGCACGAGGGGCTTTGAAGTGTTCGAGGGGTGTGTTCTTCTGCCCCCAAGGGAACACAAAGAGCACAAACGCCTCAGGGTCGTCCTTGATAGACGGACTCCAAAGCTGGGCCATGAGCGTTTGCTCATCTTCTGGGCTGTACCGGGGTTTCTGCATCACTGCTTCTTTCCAAAGATCGCGTCCCAGTTGTCGCGGAACTTCTGGGGGTCGGGGATCGGTCTAGGCGCGGAGCCTTTGCCACCATCACTCATCACGGTTCTCCAGTCGAGGGGTTACGTCAATCACCTCACCCTCGATCACCCGGGCTTGGGCCTGCGCCAGCGCCTCAGTGATGGAGATGGTGCCACCCAGTTCAATCTGCTTTGTCTCGCCGTAGCGTTTTCTGTTGTGCGCACCCATGAGCCACTTGCGCGTGTCGATGCGCAGCTTGTCTCGGTTCACCGTATCGTTCGAGTTGGCGTCGATGGACTCGACTCCATCGGCAATTTCCAGAATCTCACCTGCAAGGAACTCAGTACGCATCTCCTGCGCTTCCTTGAATCGTTCATGGCGAACGGGGTCACGCTTGACCCAACGCAGGAAGTCCTCATACGAGATGGCTCTGTGGTCATCCTCGATCAGCGACTGAAGGGACCGGCCACGGTAGATGTCCTCCACGACTCGCTCGAATATCTGCTCATATTCGACATGCAGCAACGCTCTTGCCTCCTTCGAGGGTCTGAGGGGTTCTGGGTCAGGCACGGTCAGCCAGTTGGGTAGTTGATTCTCACTGGCGACAGCCGTGCCTACAAACGAGGTGTTCTCTTGTTTCATAGTGGTACTGATGCTATCACATGCGGATGGTTTTGTGTAACACGGGATTTACGGGATAAGCGTACCCATTGGGGTCAATGGTTCGTAGAAGCATTTACCCATTGGGTTTTTACTTTTTGAAAAAATTTTTACAGGTTCTGTGGTGCTTACGTAGCCGGACCATCGACCCCGCTGGCCCTACCCCCTCCCCTTGCCCCAGCGACTCCCGGGCACCACTGCAACCCTGACCCAGTGGGCGACACCCAGCACCCGCGCACCCAGTGGGCACGGCAACCCACGGCACTCGCTCACCCAGTGGGTGACAGTGCCCGGGGTCATTTGCCCAGGGAAAGTGGGTACGGATTGAGCGCACCCAGTGGGTCAGGGGTTCAATCGAGAAACCGGGGAAATTTCCCAGAAACCGGGGAAAGTGGGCACCCAGTGGGTCAAAATCACGCGATTTGGGGGCCGTGGCGACAGTTTCACCTTTCGCGCAGGCAAGGCGAAAATAAACACACTTTTCAAATTGCACAAGGATTAAGCAAACTACAAAATGAACCCCCAGCGATAAAAGGGCACTTTGTCACCACTGATAAAAGTGCATACCCAATGGGTGTGAATCCGTACAGTGCGCTAAAACGCGCCAGAAAGCCCGTAGACGCAAAAAGCCCCGAACAAATACTTACCCCTTCGAGAAAGTTATCCACACTGCTAGTAATAGTTACCCACTGGGTCAACTCTTATATAAGACTGCAACCTGTGGATAACTTGACCCAATGGGTCATAAATAGATTGATAAATAGTTGTTGACCCAGTGGGTTTTCAGTGTGTTAGAATTTCATTGTGGCAATCGTGCCGCACCGTAACCCGTAACCGTAAAGGAACCGACACCATGACCGAATACAACTTCACAATCAAACTGCACCCCTACGGCACCGCCCCAGACGTGGGCATCATCGAGGTGGACCCTGTGGCGCTCTATGGTTACTTTGAGCGCAAGGACGGCAGCGAAGGCGGTGGCCTGTGGTTTGAAGATGACGGCAACCGCTTGGTGTTGGTTGACTATGACGGGGTAGCCACACTGCCCAAGGCCATCATCGAATGCTTGCGCCTTAACGGTGCAACCGTTGACGCTGACTTTGAATAAGGGGATGAACATGAACCGCCACGCCCTGCACTATCTCGATCTGCACCCCGAACCCCTGAAGACTGAGGAACCTTCCCCGCTAATGATTTGGGCGGGTGCAGCCTTCGCACTGGGTGCCCTGTACCTGTTGACCGTGTTTGCCTTTTCCCTGTAACCCGTAACCCTGTAAGGACTGACCATCATGAACAACAAACCCACTAACTCTAACGATGTGATTGACTCCCGCAACATCATCGAACGCATTGAAGAACTCGAAGGCGAACTGCAAACCGCCCACGAACAAGACACCGAAGACGGCACCACGAATCTGGATTTTGAAAAATGGTTGTTGGCCGTTCGTGCTGATTCATCACCGGCACATTGCCACGAATTGAACGACGAAGTAGAGGAATTGCAGGAACTGCGCCAATTGGCGGCAGATTGTGAAAGCTCGCCCGATTGGAATTATGGTGAAACCTTGATTCGTGAAGACTATTTCACCGACTACATTGAAGAATTAATCAATGATTGTTACGAAATGCCGAAACAGATGAACTCGGGCGAATGGCCTTACCGACACATGACGATTGATTTTTGCGCCGCCGCTGAGGAAGCCAAAGCCGACTATTTTGAAGTGTCGTTCTTTGGCACCGTTTATTTGATTCGTGCATGAGGTGACACCATGACCACAGAAACAACTTTTCCCCAGTTCGACAATTACGCCTGTGAAGGGGACCGCATCGAGTGGACCCGCGAAGGGTTTGATTTTGTCGCCCGGTTGCAGCATGACACCGACACAAAACCCAGCGATTCAGAGTGCTACACCCCCGAAGACGTGCAGCGGTGGCGGGATGATGAATGGTTTTATGTGGGCGTGGTGTTGTCCGTGTTCCGTAACGGTGTTGAACTGTCGGACCATGCCGCCAGTCTGTGGGGCATTGACTGCAATTTTTCCGACACGTCAAACGCCTATTTGTCCGAAGTCGCTCAAGAACTCGAAGCCGAAGCACTGGACACCGCCCGGGCCGAAGTGGTTCGCATTTGTGAAGCCCTGACCGCATAACCTGGAGAATTGAAAATGATTGACCTTTTAAAACTCGAAGCCGCTGAAGCCGAACGAATCGCCTATTCTGAAGGCTTCACAATGGCCGCTGAACTGTTCGCCCAAATTGCGCAACTCGAAGCCGAACGGGATGCACTGGCCGAAGAACTGGAGAAAGTGAAGGACGAAGCCGCCGACGACTCATTGGCCCGCTGGGGGAACGAAAACGGGGACGCTGAACAATACAAACAATTTTTCTTTGACTGTTTCGCCCGTCTTGCGGGCCATTACCCGGCCCCGTCTGTTTCTTCAGACTATGACAAGGGCGTGATTTTTGAAGCCATTGAAAAGGGCGAAGAACTCGACGCGAACGGGGGTACGACATGACCCCCGAACAACAAACCGCCCGCATTGCTGAACTGGAAAACCAACTCGAAGACGCACGGGACACGCTTTACCAGTGTTTGCCGTTCTTTGAAGACTGGAAGGATGAACACGGGGTTTACAAACCCCGAACAATGCAATTCA